GTTTCCCAGTCACGATCTAGCGAGGGGTCCATCAGCACGGTGTTGAGCGTCATCTGCCCGGGAGCGTAGGGGCGCTCGTAGCGCGAGTCCATCGTGATCTGAACGGTGGTCGAGGAGCCTTCCGCCAGCTCCGTGTCCGCCACTCCCCTGGGCTGTACGTCCACGATCTGCCCGGCGGGGATATCCGAGCCGTTGAGCCCAGAGCCCACGAAGAGCAGGTACACGTCGGCACCCACGGAGTGGTCTGCGCGGACCGAGTCCAGCATTCCACGGTAGACGGTCTGGAAGTCGATGTTGTTGCCGGCCGGGACTCCCACGCTGCTGACCCCCATGAACTCGTCATCCACGAGGATCAGGTACGCCAGATCCTGCCCCACCTGCGTGGCGCTCGCCGCGCCGTCCACGAACTCATCCGAGATCAGCGAGGCACTGTCCGGAGATCCCGAGATCTGCATCGTGGTGATGGGGCTCACGTCCTCAGAGTCCACGGCCACGTTGAGCTGCCCAATGAGGATCAAGCCGAACACCTCGCCGTCCTCCACGTACGACCCAGACGGGGCAGTGGGGGCGGTCTCGTTGCGCTGGTAGATCTTCCAGCTGCTCTCCGCGGCCTGCTGCCGCCCGGCCACGAGGATCCGGTGCCGCTTCCCGGCGTTCTCCTGATCGGGATCCTTGTCGATGATCTTCTTCGGCGCCTCGATCACCACGAGCTCGTCCGCCGGCGGCGTTGCCACTCCCTGCGTAGGAGGCACCCAGCTGGTGTCCTGCGTTCCGAAGAAACCGGTTTCCGTAGAGAAGACGTCCTGGATCAGATTCAGCGTCACGCGGCCTCGGATGAAGTCTCCGTAATCGACTCGAGTGACCCGCATCGGCAAGTCAGTGATCCCCAGGCGCGAGTCCGAGAACCGGAAGACGTCCGCAATGCTCGTGTCCCAGAACGAGCGATCCACCACCACGGTGGCCCGTGCGAGCGGGTAGCTGAGGAAGCGTAGCTCTCGAGCCGCAATCGCGTTGGCCAGGTCTGCGTCCTTCACGCCCGGCATGTTGATCGTGGCCGGCACGATCTGTCCGCCCTGCATGCGTTGGTTGGCCAGGTCGTGCGACTGCGCGTACGTCGAGAAATAGTTGCGGCTCCGGTCCACGTACGTGATCCGAACCTGGTTCGCCGTGTTCACCCAGGTCTGCCGAGCGAAGTCCTGGAGCTCTACCCGGTTCGAGTCGTCAATGGGATCCAGGTTCCCCACGACGTAGTCATCTCTCGCCAGCCGCATCTCCAGTTTGCCGGTGCGACGGTTCACGACCATCACCCCGTCCACTTGCTGCTCGATGATCCGCTTGAGCTCGTCCAGCTCGATGGTGCGGTCCAGCGTCATGGAGATGCCGTTATTCTCGTCCGCGCAGGTCTCCGCGGAGTCCGCGAACGTCTGGGCCTCCACCTCGGAGGGCAGGTAGCCGTAGCCCCAGTCGTTGCTTGTCGCGAGCTCGTACATCCACTCGATCGGGTTGCCGTCCACCGTGTTGATGATGTGGTTTCCGGCGGTGTAACCGGACAGCCCAAGGTCCAGGACGTTGCGAGGGAAGCGCGAGCATTCGAAGGCCCACGGCTTCACGTTGGTCGAGTTGCCGATGTAGAAGTTCTCGAGCGCTACGTACCCGGTGCCGCGGTACGCGGAGGTGGGCGTCTGGAAGCCAGAGATGTACGTGTTGACGGCCTGATCGTCTCGTCCGTCGTGGAAACGAACCGTACCCACCAGACCACCGTTGCCTCGCTCGTCTCCCCCGAAGAAGCCTTTCTCATCGATGATGATGGTCTGCTCGTGCGTAATGCTGCCGCTCCACAGCTCCTTATCACCCACCCAGATCTTCGTCAGCGTGTTCAGTGCCCCGCGAAGGAGGGCCATCTGAATCCCCACCTTGTAGCGGTACCCGACGGTGACGCGACGAGAGGACCAAAGGCCGGTCTTCATCTTCTCGCGGATCGGGATGTCTCGGCGGTCTCCCCACCAGACTACGTTCGGGCCGGAGATTTTGTTGGTACCGATCCCGATCGGCGTGGGACGTCCCTCGACGGCGGTGGGGAAGTTGAAGTCATCCCCCGGCTTTGCGTTCTCGAACTCCGGCTTGGGTCGGATCAGCTCCGAGATCACAATGAGGATCGCGGACATCACAAGGCCCAGCACGAAGGAGGAACCGAAGTCCGCGTGCGCTACCCCGGGCTCCGGATCGCCCAGGAAGGCGGAAGCGAGACCGAGCAGGAATAGGGGAGTTACGTCGAGCTTTTTCACTAGTCGATTCCGGTCTCAAACGGGTTTTGTTCCGGCACGTAGGGAAAGCCGCCGAAGTTGATGGCGTTGCCGAACTTCGTGTTGCAGTCCGGTCCGATTCGGTGCTTGCAGCCTGGCAGTACTCGAACGGTCTGGCCTGCCACGTCGGAGCGGAAGGGAATGTTGAGCTTCATCACGTTCGCGGTTTGGCCAACGATCAGACGGCGCTCGTTGCCGAACTCGATGTACCCGGCTTCGAAGTAGTCGGAGCCTGCGTCCAGGGCGGTGCCGGGTGTGTTCGGGTTGCCGAGCGTGCCTGTCAGTGTGACGTTTCGTCCGCTGACCACGCTGATGCTCAAGGCGATCTCTTCCCGGGACCCCTCGGTGATGGTGCAGCGAGAGTCGTACAGCATGTGATTACAGATGCCTTGATAGGTGTGGCGTGGAGTCTCACGCTGGCCGGCTGCGCTCAGCGGTCCGATGGTGATCTTCGCGTCCAGTGCGTCCTTGACCCAGGCCACCGTCTCGACGAAACCACGGAACAGCGTCACTACTTCGCCGTCGTCGCGGTGCATCTGCTGCAGGGTGAACTCCGGCTGCTCCGCCGGGATCAGATCTGCGTAGAGCTGGACGAACTCATTGTCACCCGGCAGGTTGATCGTCATCTTGTTGTTGCGGCGCTCAGACTCCACGACCTGACGGCTGCGGCTGACTTCTTCTTCCAAGTAGTCGATACCGCTAACGGAGACGGTTCCTTCCCCGTTGTTGTAGGCGTAGCGGGTCCCCTGCAGATTGAACAGGTACAGCTCGACCGGGTTACCGGTTTCGATTCCAGACTGCTTTGCATCGTAGGTCACGGGTCGTTCCCCTCCAGCACCACCTTCACCGGGATTCCGACCTGAGCGGACCCCAACGCGTCGAAGTGCCGCAATTCCGGCACGTCACTATCAAACCGCACTTTCTCGACGAACTCAATACGCTCGATGTCTGCGATGCTGGCAGTCACGCCGGCAGTGTCGGGGGCGATCGAGAGGCGTTCGACCCCGGCGGACGGGCTGCTGACTCCGGTGATCAGCTTGGGATCGGACTTCGTACCGTCCTTCAGAATGATGCGGATCACATTCCGGCCGGCGCGGCTCTGGACGCTGTCCGAGTAGCTGACGGCAGATACGTCAATTGCGCCGTCACCGGTCAGGATGTTGGCTACCGGCTCGAGATCCTCGTGGAACGTCGGCAGCCAGAACGAGGTGTGGCGACCGCCCAGGGCGTGGAGTAGCTTGCGCAGTGTCCACAGGTCGGTGCGGTTCGTGGTCACGAATCCCTTGGCCGATCCCTTGCGGCTGGTGGGTCGCGTCGTCCGGTTGGAGATGGTTCCGGTTTCGCTGTCGATCCGTCGCATCTTGCGGTTCCAGGACTCCGGCACCTGCTGGCCGCTGATCCAGTTCGGCTGATCCAGCAGCAGCTTTCCGTCGTACAAGGTGAAGCCAGTGGTGTCCGACAGGTTCACGTTGTCCGTGCACTCTAGCTTGATCGTGTTGTCTTGCAGGTTCACCCGGTAGCGGCCTTGGCGGACAGAGTTACCGGTGATGCAAGTGACGACCGGCATGACGCGCGATCCTTGATCGAACGCCATCGTGAATGGAGAGGACACCGTGATGGTGGTGGCCGTCAAGGACTGGATCTGCTGAGCCTCGAAGTTGAACGGATCATTCCAGATGACCATGAGCCCGCCCACGCGGTAGTCAGACAGCGTCGTGTCTTCCACGTTGATCACAGTATCGTTGATCGCCACGGCGCTGGTGAGCTCCACCGCTTCGAACCAGACCGGCACGCCGAAGAAGCCATCCTGGTTGTTGAACAACAGGTGGTCCAGCAGCGTCCGGTCGTTGCCGTCCGTCAGCATCCTCATCTCGAAGATCTGCCGCGGCTTGTCCCGGAGCCTGGATCGCTGCTCGGTGCCGTCTTGGTGCTCAAGGACGTCCGTGAGGAACATCAGCTTTTCCCTGAGCGGTACTTCCGGCTCGAATGCAAACAGCACCGTGCGGGTACCTGTGACCGTGATCTGGAACAGACCGAGACCGGTGAACGTGAAGTCCATGGTGCCGTTGATTGACGGCGGGCCGCTCAGGCCGATCGTGAGCGTACGAACCTGACCGGTTTGCGGCTGCAGCACAATGTCCGGCGGAGGTTGCGGCGTCGTCAGGTCCACGTCATTACCCAGCGACGAGTCATCGTACGCAGACCAGGTCTGAGCCGTCTGGCGGTACGCGTTGTACACGTCGATGGTGTAGACCTGGTCCGAGAGAATCACCCCGGCCGAGATCTTCCGAGGCAGCACGTAGATCTCTTCGAAGAAGTCATCGCCTTGAGCCACATCGCAGAACGAAGTGAGCGACTGTCCGAACAGTCCGTCATGCGGCTGTGCATTGAAGACGATGTCAGCGGTGGCTTCCAGGTCGTCATCGAGCTCCAGCACCTGCACGGCACTCGGCGCAGGCGCACCGTTGCCGGCCTGCAGCACCAGACGCGTACCGGCGTTGCCAGACTGCTCCTCCAGCACGGTAGTGTTGAACAGTGACAGCGCCATGTTACGGATCGATCTTGTAGGCTACCCCGCCGTTCCGGGACGCCATGGTCCCGCCCACGCTCGGGTTGGTGAGCTTCTGGGCCCACGGGAAGAACTGCCAGTCATCCGAGCCCACGGTGATGATCTCCTTGGGCTGGATCTGGCCGATGTTGATCACGCGGATGTCTCTCATGCGTCCGATCAGGTGTCGGATCGTCGAGTTGCCGGTGCTGCCGTGCATCTTCACCTGGATCGGACAGAGCAGCACTGCCGCGTTCGCAGGGTTCGCCTGGTGCGGCAACAGCATGTGCGGCCAGGGCCCGTGCCGGGTGTATCCTTCCACCTTCGCCACCGCGTCCCCGTCTGCATCATCGTCCAGGCTTCCGGTGGAGTTGGTAAAAGCTGCGAAGTCACTTCCGGCCGGCTGGTTCAGGAAGTTCCTGATACGCAGCGTGGCCATGTTCTGGCTGTCGTTGCTGTCCGTGTGGTTGCTATCCAGCAGCAGACGGTGCTGGGTTCTCCAGGGTTGCTCCGAGATTGGATCCCCACTGTCCCAGTTGAAGCCCCACACGACGGCGCCGCCATCCCACGAACCGAACTTCTCGATGTGCTGGAAGCCGAAGTGGGCGAACCGTCCATCTCGAGCGAACTCCACCACGAAGTTGGCCGTACGGTTGGTCGTTGTGGCGTCGTTGTTCGCAAAGCCCCAGATCTGTGCCGCAGTGATGCTCGTCCCGAAGAACGCAACGCGGGTCTGGTAGCCCAGGGCTCCGGTGAGACCGGAGGAGTATCCGGTACCGGTTCGCATCTGCAA